AATGATATTGAAATATGTTTCGATGTTATTGAAATATTATTGAAAAATATATATCATTTGCCAAAAATTAAAAATAAACTACCAGAATCAAAAAGAAATAAAAGATAGACTGTTAGTCAAAAAGCCCCGTCCGGCATCACACCGGGCGGGGCTTTGACTATGCAATAACCAACATGCGGATAAACTAGGCGACAACCTCCTTGCAAGGCATCAGGAAGAACATCTCCTTATCCTTTCGTGTGGCACCGGAAGCAGCCTTCACAAGAATCTGTTCCCGCACGCCGATATATTCGGGCCGCGGTTCAATGCGGAACTGGGCATCCTTCCACACGCCGAACTCCACGCGGGACTTCAACCAGGCAACGCACATGCGGTTCCCGTCTTCATCCAGCGGCAGCATATTCGTCACCAGGAACTTCACGCCCAGGAAAGCGTTCACCTCCCCGTTCGTCAAGCTCTGGAACCCGTAATTGCGGTTCTGCGTCTGTTCCAGCAGCAGCATATCCATGTGTTGCGCCGGAGTAATGGCAACCACGATCTCTTCACCGCGGCCAGCCTTGAACATGTCAAGCATCTGGTAACGGGCGCGGAGCAGGGCAATCTTGTCAATCAGCATCCCGGCGGCGGTCTTCGTGCCTTTGGCGGCATAATCAACCGGAATCACATTGAAGGAATCGGGAGCCGTATCAAGTTCTTCAATAGTCGCTCCGTCATCTCCCGTATAATTAGGTGCCAGAATCCCGCCGCACACGCCGTCTGCCTGCGTGCGGACGCGGTACTTCCCGGACGTCTTATCCTTCATCACGCCCAAAATGACCTCATCATTCATGCGGGCCAGGGCCTTCCTTTGCTCGCTCATGACATGGGACGCCGTGAAATCCAGCGTGTCCATATCCATCTTGTCGTCCTCTTCCAGCGGAATCGCATTGTAGAACTTGCGCTTCCTCATCGTGCGCTTGCCGAACGGAATATCCTTCCATTCAACCTTCTCAAAGCGTCCTTCGTACTCCTTCATTTCCGTCTTGCCATAGGCGGGCATTTCGACGGCCTTGCCGGAACAGTTGGGATGAATCGTCACATACGGCTTCACCAGCTCGGTATCTTGCTGAATCTGCGTCTGCCACTTCGTTTCCCGCTTGGTGCGGAACATCTTTGTAATATCTGGGGTAAGTTCCATGCACCGCTTATCGCATCCCTCAGCCTCCCGGCTGCATGCTTGCCCCGTTAAAAAGCTTCCTCACGTTGTTAAAAACGCCCCCAAACTTAACACCGCAAGCATACACGCACGGCATCCCCCTTGCTTAATATGCCCGGTATGGACAAGGTCACCTTCTTTCAACAAAGTCTTCAAACTCTTGGAGACCGCGAATACAAGCGGGACTCCCCCACCGGGAAAGCCTGTGACCTCTGGTTCCCCTCCGTCATGCACGAAGCCCTCAACTACGGAGCATGGAGCTTTGCGACAAAAACAATAGAACTCCCGCTGGAAGAAGACGGCACCTACACCCTCCCGGAAGACTGCCTCCGTCCCTTCAAAATAGATGCGCTGCGATACCGGATTGACGGAAACAAAATCATCGTGGAGCAAAGCCGGAACGCCCCAGGTAAAAACACCCTTACCCTCCGCTACATATCCAACGCGCTTGCCAAGGCGGAACACCTCCCGGAAACTCAACCCCTTTTTATCCGCGGCGTTTCCCTTCTGCTCGCTGCCCGTATGGCCGTTAAAATCACTGGGGAACCACAGCTTGCCTTGAACTTGGAACAAATGGCGGCGGCTGCCCTCTCAAACGCCCTTCATCAAGACGCGCTCACCCAGTACAGCAATGACCAGCATCCGCTGGACGACATCCTTCAATCCTCCATCATCAGCTAACCATGGGACAAATCATTGGCAACCTCGGACAGGCCAAAACCTACAAGGCCCAAGCATCCGTTGCGCTCGCACAGGGCCGCGCCCAAAAAGCCGCAGCCAGTAAGCGGGCCTTCAACCTTGAAGAAGAAGCCCGTTCTGACTCCATCCTTGCGGGAAAGAACATGATGCGCCAGCGGGAAAACCAGACCGCCGCGCAGTCCACTGTCCGCAACGCCGTCGCATCCTCCGGCTTCACCAGTCAGGGATCCGGCCAGCAGGCGGAAATCGCCACGGCGGACATCTTTGAAACTGCCATCCGTGACATGGCCCTCTCCAACGCCATCAGCGACTCCAACAAACGGTATGCGGCGGACGTTTCCCGCTATCAGGGAGACCTTGCCATGCAGCAGGCGGAAGCCGCGGCCTCACAATACAACAGCTTGGCAAAAACGGCCAGGACATCCGCGCTCATTCAGGGCATCGGTTCTGTGGGGGCGGGTGCCCTTGGCTACGCGCTGGGCTACCAGCAGACGGACCCCGTCACGGGCAAAACGACCACCATGTCGGGGTGGAAAGGCGCACAGGCCGCATACAGCAATGCCTATGACCTCTCCGGCTCCATGCTGCAATGGGCACCCGGTACAGTAACGGCAGGCCGCAACTCCTCGGTCAATGCGGGTAACTCCATCTTCCAGCTCTTCGCTCAACTCTTTCCCGGAAAATAACCATGCGTCACTGTCCAACGGAAGCCTACACCTACCTTGAAGCCAGGGAACCTGGCCTCTACCAAACCCTCATACGCACTACCATCGCGGCAGGCGGCATCATTCACTCCGCTCCTGACTGCTTCTGTCTGGCAATTCCCGCGCCGGATGACCCGCGTACCGTCGTCATCCTCTTCCAATGCTCGGAACTCCCCGCCCTTTGGCGGTTGGCGAAAATGTACCGCCATCGTTTCGACAAAGTCCGCTTCCGCCGCGACTTCAAAAACCGCTACCCGGAGCGCACCGTCCACATTGTCCGCTTCATGCGTAAAAGAAAACTCGCTGCCCTTGCTGCAAAGAAATCTTAACTATTCACTTTTAACTATTAACTTCAATATCCCCTATGCCGGAACTTCCTATGTACACCGGGGCGCATGTCCAGCTCGGAAACGGGGCATCCCCGCTCCCCACGCCTGACATCGGCATACAGGCTGCCCAGCACGCCAACCAGCGCGGAGCCGTCGCTCTAGATGAAACTGCCAACCAATACTACCGAATCCAGGACTTCGGGGAATCACAAAAAATAGAAAGCCGTCTCCGTGAACAAATCGCTGACTTCGACGTGGAATTCAAACGCCGGGCCGCCCTCGCCCCCGGCTCGGAAGACGCCCTTTATGACGACCGTGGAACTCTTATGGAAGACCAGCTCGATAAACTCGTCGGAGAATACACTGACAACATCGGGGAACTCCAAGGCAACTTCATCAACCCGGAAGCCCGTATGCGTTCCGATGCCATGCGCTTCCACGTCAGCGGCGACCTGAAAAAAAGGGCCTACGGGAAAGCGGCGGAACTCGGCATTCAGCGCACGCGGGAACACTTCCAGAACAACTATGACCTCGCTATTCGTAACGAAGACTACTCCGGGGCCGGGTTCGCCATCACGGACGCACGTGACAACGGCGTCATCACCGCAGAAAAAGCGGACATCATGCTCCTTGACCTTCGGGACACTGCTCTCATGGCCCGCGCCCAAAAACAAAGCGAAGAAGACCCCGTCGCCTTCTGGAATGAACTGGACGACGACGGCAGCCCTTACGCCGTTCTCCCCTCCTCCAAGCGCATGCAGCTCCAACGCCTCGCTTCCCTCTCCATGCAGGGATTCAGCCGTTCCTTCGTTAAATCCGTGGAAACAGGCAACGCCAAGGCGGAAAAAATCCCCGGCTCCAAAACCTCAACAGCATCCACAGGCAGCGCGAAAAAAGAAAAGGAAATCTACAACCCGGCTCCCTCCAACATCACCCGCAATCTTCATGCCCTCTGGCGCAAATACAACGGAGACTTCAAGGAAGGACAAGGAAAAATAGACGCCATGCCCTTCCTTGCGGAACAGGGCCGCGCCATGATCACGTCACCCCATGACGAAACGGAGGCGGAAATGGTCATCGCCCTCTACAAGCAATTCGGGCAGGGGGAAGACTACGCCAAAGCCATGGTCAAGCAATGGCAGGAAGACCTCGCGCGACCGAAGGGCCTTGACCCCAAAGTCACCTTATCCCATGCAGCCCAGGTGGGCTACTTCACCAGGGCGGAAGACGCGGCCATCCTTGCTCTTGAACAGGAAAAAGTGCAGAAACAGGAAGATGATGAATGGACGCTGGAAGATGAAGCCCGGCTCAAGGCCGCCAAAGACCGGAGAAAAGCCGCTGCGGAAAACGCCCAATCCCTCCTCCTCGCCAATCTGGACATCTGGAAAAACGACCAGCAATACAACGGCGGAAAAGAAAAAAAAGAACTTACGGAACTCGAAATTGCCAATCGCCTGTGGGACACCATCGCCAACTACACCCCAGGCAACAAGGATCAGGTTCAGCAAGACAGCTACCGACAACAGGAAGCAGTCAACATCACAGCAGCCAGTGACAACTACATTCGGAAGCAGGCCGCAGCCCAAAGCCGAAACCTTGACCTGAAAGCGGAACTGTCCGTTACCAACCGCCTCAATGAAGAAGAACGGAAAGCCGCAGAAAAAATGATCGCGGACATCAGGCGCAGGGAAGAAGAAGCCTACCGCCGCACGCAGCCCGTGGACTCCATCGTGCCCGTCAGCCGGAACAAAGACCTCCCCGCCCAATGGGGAGACGACGGACAGGAAGCCGTTCTCTACGTTCCGGAAGGCTGGTACGCGGAAGGAATCACCGTGGGCGTCACCACCCCCGGCCGCCGCTACGCGGAAGCGAAAATCGTCTCCAAACCGGACTGCACCTCTCCCACCATGTCTAAAGCCCTCCGCCGCCAGCTTGGCACCATGAACATCAACTACGACCAAATTACCGTCACCGCATCCGGCACCAAAGCCAACACTGCCGCCGGAAATGCCGCTGCCCTCATCATCGGCAATGAAGCCCGCCGTGACAAACAGGGCAATCTTTCCATCTACAGACTCCCAGCCGGAGACGGTGGAGGAACGCATGAAATCGCCGGAATCAACAACGGTAGCCACCCGGCGGAATACGCCAAACTGGAAACCCTCGTCAAAGCGGGCAAACACGCGGAGGCGGAACAGGAAGCCAAACGGTACATCATGCAATATACCCAGCCCGTCGGAAACATCCTGCAAACCGCAGGCGTCACTTCCTCCGGCATAGACTACTTCCTTCGGGACATGTACTTCAACGGCGGCGAATATGGGGCCGTCCGCGTCATTCATCGCGCCCTCGGAGTGGAAGACTCCAAAAAATTCAATGCGGACACTGTGGAAGCCGTAAAAAACTACCTCAAGACCCACACGGAACAGCAGCTCTTGGAACGCCTCAAAAACGCACGGGAACGCCTCTACAAATCCATCGCCGCCAACAACCCGGACAAACGGCAATTCCTCTCCGGCTGGCTCAACCGGAACAACCGCGTCTACGGGCAGGCCGCGGAGATGGCTTAACCCTCACCACCTCTTTCCATCATGGACTACTTGCAGGAAAACACCTTCTTCATCCCGTCCCCCGCGCCCGCGCCTGAACAACTCGCCTCCCCGGACTATGAGCAGCAGCGGAAACAGGACATGGACTACCTCTCCAACTACCTCCTCTCCGGCCAGTACCCGGAACACCGCGCCTTGGCGGAACAGGCCCACGGCCATGACCCCTATGCCCATGCGCCGGAACAAGAACGCAAATGCTTCGTTGGGCGTAAAGCCTGCGGCGTCCTCCTCGGCAACGACCAGGTCCCGGACATGTACTTCCGCCAGCAAAACCTCCCCATCCCGGAGGGGGCGGACACGCGGGAAAAAATGTACATGGCCGTCTATGACCACCTTGACGGCGTCGTCAAGCAGGCCAAGCAGAAACAGGTGGAAGAACAAAAAGCCCTGGAACAATACGGCCAGCAGTTATTGGGGCGCATTGACCGCGCCTGCAAAGGCAGCGGAGAACAATGGACGCCCAAAGACATAGACATGATGGGCCGCGCCGGAATCACACCGGACATCATCAACCGCGTCCGCGCCGCCTATGCCAAACTCCCCGTCGGCAGTTTCATCCTCGATGATGCCGATGCGGCAAACGTCATGACGGCAGCCGGACTCAACAAAGACGACCTCACGCCGGATGACAAAAAAGTGGAAGACATCCTCATGAGCCTGTGGGGCAAGGCCATCTATGACAACTACGGAGCCAACATCGACAGACAATATGAAAACCCCGTCGCTCAATATGCCTACGAAAGCATCAAGCCCATCCACAACCTCTACTACTCCACGCTCTCCGGCGCAATGGGCGTCTTGGAAAACCTCCGCAATGTAGACGCGGACGTCCCCTCCTTCATGACGCCGGGGGACCGCATGGCATACGACCATATCCCCTTTGACAACAAAAACCCCTTCCTCTCGGCGGAAGAAATGCGGCAGGACAAGGGACTCCTCCGCACCATCGACTTCCGGGCAAAAATGAAAAACGTCCGCAAGGCGGCCCAGCAGGCATACACCGAAGGGCGGCAAACCTGGGGAATCAACAAATTCGCCGTCACCCTTGGCGACATGGTCGGTCAATCCGTCCCCAACGCCATACCCTACTTTGGCGTGTACAGCCTCCTCAAAGGATCCGGCACGCAACGCTATGAAGAAGGCGTTGCCCTCGGACTATCCCGTGAAGAAAACGTCAAACGTGCATCCCTCTTCGGGGCGGCGGACACCCTGGAAGAAAAAATCGGCATGGGCGTCCTTGGCAAAGTCCCCGTGCTGGGGCGTCTCCTGAACGCCGGACTTAACAAAACGGGCCTCCCGTACAACTCCCTCCGCGCCAAATACCTCGCCAGTGAAACCGCCCAAATATGGGGTAACACCGCGGCGGGCGTGCTGGAAGAAGGCATTGCGGAACCCATCGTCGGGGGCACTACCCGCGCCGTCATGAGCAACTTCCTTGACGATGAACGGGGCAAAACCTCCCTCTCCGCCATCCCCGGCGACATCCTCCAAAACTTTGAAGGCTACCAGGGCCTCGCCCTTGCCTTCTACTCCCGCGGCTTCGTCAAACTCGCGGAACCCCAAATCCGGGAAAACGTCAAGCACTTCGCGGAATCTCTGGACGGATTCACCGCTCTCGGCGGTTCGGAATCCGGCTACCTTCGCGCCTTGGAAATCAAAGACACCGACGCCCGCAACGACTTCATCGCCGAACACCTCAAAACCGAATGGGCAAACAACCCGGAACAGGCAGCCCGCCGGGCGGAACAGGGAAACGCCGCCCTCCTCGGTACACAGGAAATCGCCCAGCTCCGCGAACTCGAATCCTTCCGCGCCTTGCAGGAGCGCGGCGTCATTCCCCGCTTTGAGCCAGCGCAGGAAACGGGCAAATACCGTGTCTACCTTGACGCGGAAACAGCGGAAACCCGCCGGAAGGCCCAACCTTCGGAGGAAGGAATTTCCGCGGAGAACCCCGTGGCGAAACAAACGCGGCAGGGGCAGGACTACGCCCTCATGACGGAAGACCAGCTCAACACCCTCCTCACCCTCTCCATTGGAGAACGTGAGCGGGACACCATCCTGTGGGCGCAAAACCTCCTCGCGGCGGAAAACGTCGTGGACTACCTCGAACAACAGGGATGGAAAACGGAAAACATCGGCCAGACGGAAACCACAGCCACCCTCCGCACGCTCGCCCGGCAGGCTACCGCCACCGTCCGCCTGCTGGAAGCCTCCGGCATCACCCGGCAGGAAGCCCTTGCCTCGGTCAACCCGGACATCTCGGAACATGCCAGCCTCCAAAGCATCATCACCGCCTACTCCGGGTCCAAGGGCAGGGCAGCCACCGCCCGCCGCCGCGGGGAGCAAACCTCCTTTGCCTCGAATGCCTATGTCATCCGCCAGCAGGATCCGGTCAACGGAGGCTTCCAGCAAATACTGCGCTTCTCCCGTGGAGAAGCCACGGTGGAAAACCTGTGGGAAGAAACCATGGAACAGGCCGCCATCAACTGGTGCGCCCAGGAAAACCTCTCCCCGTCCACCTTCGGCAGCCAGCTACAGGACATGCAGCGCGCCGTCAACCAGCTCTACGGAGAAGAAGGGGGCGTTCAATTCATCGGCCTTGACGTCGTCCCCACCTCCGGCGACGTCGTGGAAGCCCTCTCCCTCATCGGACGTTCCCGCCTCATGCACGACGTGGTAGCTGGTACCAGCAGCCTCCCCTCGTGGATCCAGAAACTTGTCCGCTTCGTCTCCTCCTTCCTCGAACAATTCCGGGCCAAGGCGGAACTCGGCCACGCCATCGCCAAACTGGAATCATCCGGCCAGCTCACCCCGGAAATGCAAAACCTCATCAACGCCATGACCGGGGCCGTGGACTCCATCCACGCGCGGGACATCCGGCAGGAAGCGGACATCGTCACCGCTGTGGAAAGCTCCATCGCGGAACATGAAGCCGCCTTCACCCGTGCGGGCACCTCCCAAACGAAAACGCTGGAAGACATCCGGGCGGAACTTGGCGACGTTGCCGCCCAGCAGGAACAGCAGCAGGAACAGGCGGAACCTCCAACCACGGAAACCCCGCCGGATCCCGCCCAGCCGGAACCGGACGCCAATGCCTTCATCGCCCCTGACGGCACAGTCCTTGCCCCCGGACAGGACAGCCGGAAAGACGCTGCCTCTGATAGCCCCTTCATCGGCGGCAACTACATCCAGATCGGGGAAGCCCGCCTCGGAGCCGTCCCCACGGCTTCCATCCTCCATGCGGAAGACCTCGCTCAAACCAAACGCAATGCGGACGCCAGCGGCCTCACCAAGCCCCTCACTGGAAAATTCAAAAGGGAAACCGCCCCCGTCTACCTCCTCCATCGCAACAACGGAGAACTTCATATCTTCTCCGGCAGGCATAAACTCGCCCTAGCCAGAGAAAACGGCATCGACCGTGTCGCCGCCTACGTCTATGAAGAAGACGCTGTCCACACTCCGGAATGGGCGCGGTATGAAGACATCCGCCTCAACATCCTCGATGAACAGGCCACCATCACGGAAGTAGCCCTCTACGCCCGCCATCTCAAGGAAGCCAGCCCGGAAGCGGACGTCGTCGCAGACATGACTCACGAGGGACTGGTACGCATCCACCCCCAGCCGTGGCGGCGTACCCCCACCCAAATAGGCGCATTCATCGGGGCCAACGCCAGCCCTGACTTGCTCGACCGCCTCAAAAACCCGGACAACTCCCTCATGGATGAAAAGGCGGCCTACACCATCTGCCAGCTCACCACGGACGCGACCGTCCAGCAATGGGCCGGGGGACAAATCCAGCAGGGGCAGCCCATTGACGACATCGTCGCAGGCATCCAGCAGCGGGACGCCGCCGTCTCCGGCGGTCAAATCGAATACGACATGTTCGGCAACGCCATCTTCAACAACGCCGAATTTGACCACGTCACCCGCTATGTCAACGCCTGCAAGGCGGAAATCTCCCGCGTGGAAGCCCTCCTCAAAAGCAAAAACCGCATCGCCAAAGACCAGCCGCTCGCCCGCCAGCTCGGCCTCTCCATTGACCAGCACACGGACGTTGCTTCCATCCGCAAGCAAATCGCGTCCCTCAAAATCGCCTACAACAACATCGGCGTCCACCCGGAAATCACCGCAGCGGGCCGCCTCTGGAAAGAAGGGGAACCCGTTCACCCGCTCAAGGACATCCCGGAACTCCGCCTTGAAAACGTAGAGAAAACGGACACGGAAACCATTCGGGAACCCAGGCCCTTCGATGACGGGGAAATGCTCTTCTCCGCCAGCCTCACCCCCATCCGGGAATCCGCCGCAAACGTCCAGCCGGAAGGCTCTCGCTCGCCACGTATCGACATCTTCCATCATGGAATGGACGACTACAAAAACCTCACACTTGAGGAGCAGCAGCGTCTCGCCAACCGCGGTCTCGATGAACTCTACCCCATGGCCCAGGCTGTCATGCAGGACTTTGACGCCATCGTCCGCGGTATCGGGGAACGCCTCGGCCTGCGCGTCATGATGCGGAAAACTCTCAAGGGACGGGAACGCGCCCTGCAGAAAACCATGGAAGACAACGACGGCGATGCGGGAAAACTCCTGGACGTCTTCGGGGGCACCCTCATCATGCCGGACAATGCGGACTTCTCACAAGTCGTCTCCGCGGTCAAGGAAGCCGGAATGGAAATGGCCCGCATCAAAAACGGTTATAAATCTCACGACCCTTACGGCTACGCGGACATCAAGCTCAACGTCCAAATGCCCAATGGGTTCATCGGAGAAATCATCCTCATTGAAGAACACATGATGCGGATGAAAGAAGGCCCCGGCCATAAAATCTATGAAGTTGGGCGCAATCTGGAAATAGAACTCAACCAGAACAAAGACAACCCGGACTACGGGGAAAAACGCCGTCAGCTCGTCGCACGTTATGTGGAGTCCCTGCAACAACTCTCCCGCGCCTACTACGGCAATCAGGGACAGGACTCAATCAGGGAAGCGGAGCAGGAAGCCCGGAAAGCTCATTCATCGCTTCCGCATTCCTGGGCATTCTCCAATGCCTCTTCCAGTGAGGAAAGCGGAATCGTCCCATTAGCTGGATTAGGAGAAGGGGTATACGTGGCTTCAATGAGCTTGACCGTTCCTTCGGGATCCACAAGCACGCGGTATGTATTCCCGGACTTGTCCGTGGCCCAGGAAGCGTCTCCGTCTCCTCTAGTCCAGAACTCGACCAGTTCCACATCTGATGCTCTCAATAACATATCCACGGATAATGTAGCATCGTCCCTGAACAATGTCAAATCAGCCCTTGAACAAGCGGGGGAACGCGCATCCTCCCCATCCCCTGAACAGGACGGCCCCGGCGTCAGCTTCTCCCTTGCTCAAGCCTCCGTCATTTCAAGGCTCATTCTTGCTCCTCGCGCCAACGAAGCCAAAGCCCGTTCCCTCATGCGTGGCATCGACGAAGCCATGAACCGCTGGAACATTGCTGCATCCGTGGACATCACCCATGACAGCGCGGCCCGCACCTTCGGGGAACTCAACTCCATCCTCGCGGAAATCCAGCGAGTCCTGCCGGACAACTACAAAATCAACATGCGCCCCTACCTCAACTTCGGAGCAGCCTACGCCCGCATGCTGGAAACCGGACGCATCCGCTCCTATGGCAAACTCTCCCCGGAACAAAGAAACACCCTTGCGGCGGAACTTCAAACCCTCATGGACTCGCCGGACGTTCTCACCGCCATCCGCGGGGAAGTGGCTGATCAAATCTCCATTCGTCAGGAAACAACAGGAAGGGGAGGCCCGGAATACGCGCAGGCATACCGCACCCAACAGGAAGACATCGTCCGCCAGCTCGCCGAAGGAAGGCTCAACACCCTCCTTACCTCCATCATGACCGACGTTCGCGGGCAACTCGAACAATACCTCAAGGACGAAAGCGTTGCCAAGGTACTTGACCGCATCGCCCGTCTCATGCCCAAAAAGAAAGACAACGGAAAATACGGTAAAGGCTCCCTCCCGGCGGACGCCTACCGCACCCTCGGCCAATACCTTGCCATGCTCGATGCGGATGCCTCCGCCGTAGAAGCGGAAACAGCCAGACTGGAAGCTCTTATCCGGGACGCCTCCCTCAACCAGACGGAAGCGGCGGAAGGGGAAACCATATCCATCCCCTACGAATATGCGGGAAGAAAAGAAAACCTCACCCTTGACCAGTTGGAAAGCAAACTCGCGGACTGGCAAACCTTCGGAAACTTGGCGGACATGAACCTCGATGAAACCCGCGCCGCCATGGAAGCCATCATGACCTACATCCAGACCAACCGCACGGCATGGGTGCAGAAAAACCAGCAGGAAGCATGGCAGAACGAAAAACTTGCCTACGACATCTCCGGCTCCATCCGGCAGCATGTCACCGTAGATGAACAAGCCGTCCGCGACGCCAACGAAAACGCGGACAGCTCCCGCGTGGAATGGGCGCGTGCCTGGTTCTCCGGCCTGCAATCCTTCTCCCAAATGCTCGAAAGCCTCTCCTCCATCGACGGCATGAAGGAACTCTCCCAATACGGCATCTCGGAAATAGCCAAAGCCAACGTCTCTCTCAACACGCGGGAAAACAACCATGCCGCCGCCTTCGCGCAAATCATTCGGGAATCTGCCGGACTGCGGACGAAACGCGACATAGAACGATGGATTCTTGACGCCAAGCTCACTCGCGACACCGGGGCCGTCACCGCCCCTGTCAGGGAAAAAAACGTCACCCTCGACATCCGGACCGCACAGGAATACATCGACCTCATCGAAGCCGACGACAGGGAAGGCTTTGAAGCCAAGCGGCAGCACATCATGGAAACCGCCCGCCGCCAGGGCATCCGCCCCGAACGCCTCGGCCTCATCTCGGAAATGGACATCCCTGCTCTCATGAATGAACTCGCCGCCCATCCCAGGGCCGGGAAAATCACCATCACCAGCCGCATCCTTGACAAAAAGGGAACAGCCCGCCCGCTGCGCCTCTCCAAAGCGCAGGCCATGTACCAAATCCTCCTCTACGAACAGGACAGGTACAAGCCCAACTTCGAGCGGCACGGCTACACCGGGCAAACCATGCAGGCCCTCTACCGCTACGTCGGACAGGACGGCCTCGCCGTTGCCTACGGCCTCCGCGACTACATCAACCAATGCGGCATAGAACTCGCAGACGTCTTTGAAAAACTCACCGGAGTCCCGTTCCCCAAAGAAGAAAAATACTTCCGCGCCAAATTCAACCACCACGAAGGCGATGCCAAAACCGCCGTCATCGGAGAAGGCAACAACATCATGGGGCATAAATACTCCATGCTCATCACCCGTAAAAAACACAACCTCGGTCTTGACCTCTCCGCGGACGTCTTCACCGTCGCCAACGCCTCCCTGGCGGAAACGGACAACTACATCTGCACCAAACACATCACATCCAAATTCCGCGGCGTCCTCTCCCATGGTTACGCGGCGGACGCCCTCAAGGTCAAAATGGGAGCGCAGCGATACCGCCAGCTCGTCACGTGGCTTGACCTCATCGACGGGGCGGGCACCCTCGAAGCAGCCCAGCTCATGGCTCACTCCAAATTCGTAGGCCGCATGCAGGGAGCCAAGGCAAACGCCCTCCTTGCCTACAACCTCCTCACCTGCATCAAGCAGACCTCCGCCATCCTCCACCCGCTCGCCTCCGGTAAAATCGGCCTCGGAGAACTCATGAAAGAATACTCCCTCATGCTCTCCGGCAACAGCCACTTCACCTTCGCGGACATGATGCGGACAGACGCCTTCCAATCCCGTTTCAGAAAAGAACCCGTCATCCGGGAAATCCTCAATTACGGCGCAGACCAGCACTTCGGCTATGGTAAAAGAATCGCCATGTCCGGAATGGTCCCTCTGGAAAAAATGGACGTATGGAGCAACGCCGTTTCCCATACCGCCCTTGCAAACGCCGTCTTTCGCAAGCTGGAAAAGGAAAACGCCGCCCGCATTCGCAATGGGGAAGAGCCAATGACCACCGCAGACATGGAGCAAATCGCCCTCGACGAAGTCCGCCAATCCCTCGAACTCGCTGCCCAGCCCACGCGCACCACGCAGAAATCGCAGCTCCAGGCCATGGGCGGAACCTTCGTTCGCCTCTGGACATTCATGGGCAGCGAAGCCATCAACAAATTCGGCAACCTCGTCACCTTCGCCCAAAAAGGCCAGTGGGGCAAACTCGCTGCCGCATGGGCCAGCCTCTCCCTGTGGGAACAAACCATGGTAACGCTCTGGATGCTCCTCATGAACCCGCCGGGAGATAAAGACAAGGACAAGGAAAAATGGTGGAAAACGCAGGCTGTGGCTCTCCCCTCCGCCATGCTCGGATCCGTTCCTGTCGTGGGAGCAACCATTCAGACAGCCCTTCAAACCTTCGGCCTTGCTCCCTACTACGGCAACTACGGCTCCCAAATCATCCCCGCCGGAACAGCCGTCTCCAAAATCAAAAAGGCCACGAAGAAAAAAGCCACTTGGCAGGACACCTTCAACGCCTCCCTCGCCGTCCTCCAATGCCTCGCCATTGGCGGCGGCGTCTTCTCGGACTCCCGCTCCAAGCCAGTTGCGGAAACCGCCTCCGCCCTCATTGGACTATCCGCCGCGGCCAACATCCCAAAAGTCGCTGTCAAGGCAACCGAAGAACCTAAAAAGAAAAGGCGGTAAAAAGTATCGCCGCGGCTCCGGAGAACCGCGACGACCTTTGGACACTTGCCTGAAACGAGGCAAGGTATTCAGCATATCACCTCCTTTCACGTTCTCGGAAGAACTTCCTTGTGTCATACAAAAAAGAAACAGAAGAAAAACCTTGTTTTAGTATCGTGACGATACTAAATTAACCATGTCGGCAGGAGATTGGACACCTCCTCCCGATGGGTTCCGGCCTCCGGGACTCAATGCCTGAAACGAAAAAACAATGAACACCGAAATCAAAAATGAAAACGTCGTGGCTCTGCTTCATGCGGTAGCCGTTTCCTCCGGTCTTGTCAAAGAAGGCTTGCCATGGTGCAAGCGCGTAAAAGTCGCTCCCGGTTCGATCTCCTTCAACATGTTCGGGCCTACGGAAGACGCCAATGCTTGGCAGGTCTCCTTTCATCTCTCCTCCCTTCGTTCCAGAAAGAAGGTAGATGAACTCCTGCACAACCTCGCCATTGCCTCCATGGACTTCAAACTCTTCGACGGCTACGAACTCCGCTTCTGCAAGGCGGACAAATACGTCAGCATCATTATCCCGGACAATGAAAAATATGCAGCCTGAACCGAACGCCAAACAAGGAAACAAAGCCATGAACGAATACATCAACGACATTTCCCAGCAAACCGCGGAACGCGCCTTCAACGGAACCAGCTTCTCCCCTGACAGACGCGGGGAAAGCCTGCGGCGCGAATACGCAAATGACCTCGCCTCCTTCCAATCCGTCTTGGAAAAATACATGAAGGGGGAAGACGAAGACAAAATCGACGAAGAATTCGAGCGTTTCCGCTCCGGCCTCAAGCAAAGATACCTTGCCTACTGCTCGTCACACTCCCGCTGCATGTCCGCCTTCATCGTCGGCCCGGCCCGATTTCCATCGGCACGCATGCAAAAATACTCCGGCTGGGCAGACAACAAAATGAGGGAAATCAGCTCCTTCATCGAACGGGCGGAAAAATCCGTCAAAAGGAGATACTTCAAAGACCCCAACGGCCCCATCAAATCCAGTGACCCGGATGCCGTGGAGCGGCTGGAAGCCAAGCTTTCTGCTTGCCGCAAAACGCAGGAAACCATGAAAGCCGCAAACGCCGTCATCCGCAAAGCCAAGGGAGACAAGGATAAGGCTATGGCTGGACTCGTTGAAATGGGATTAAGTGAACAGACCGCCGCCAAAATCCTCACGCCGGACTACTGCGGCAGAATCGGCTTTTCGACTTACACTCTCGCTGGCAACAACGCGGAAATAAGAGGACTCGAAGGCCGCCTCCGTAAAATCAAAACCGCCAAAGAAACCACCCCGGAAAAAATAGAAACGCAAACCGGAATCATCATTGAAAAATGCCCGGAAGAGAATAGAATAAGGCTCTACTTCCCGGACAAGCCGGACGAAACTGTCAGGGCCAGCCTCAAGGCAAACGGATTCCGCTGGTCGCCTCGCCTCAAGGCATGGCAGTCCTACATCAACTGGAAGACGGAGCACTACGTCCGGAAAGAAATTGTCGCATCACAAACTGGTGCGCTCATTGAAACATGACCACTCCTGAACAATTCATTGACTGGGTAAAACAAACCCTCAACATCAGGAAAACCCCCGCCGTTGAAAAAGCGGTGGGGGTGCTTGGCGTTACGCGCCTCACCATCTTCCGTTGGCTCAACGGAACCATGCCCCCCAGCAAAACCGCATCCCTCCTCATGGAACGCATCATCAGGGACAACACGGACTGGCTCCCCGAACGTGCCGCCGCCTTCGCCCGGCAGGCCCATGAAGGCCAGACCCGAAAATTCACGGGTGCCCCCTACTACACCCACGTCGAAAGGGTGGCTGCTCTTGTCAGGGAACGCACGGACAGGCCGGAACTCATCGCCGCTGCCTATCTCCACGACACGATGGAAGACTGCGGCGTCACCTATGAAACCCTCGCGCAGCACTTCGGCCATGCCGTCGCAAACATCGTCCACGCCCTCACCAATGACGATGCGCGGAAAAAGCAACAGGGAAAAGTACGCTACATGATCGACAAACTCACTGCCATGAACCCGGATGCTCTCCTGGTCAAACTCTGCGACATCCTCAACAACATCTCGGAAACCCAGTCCGCCAATCAGGCTCGCAACTACATCCTCATCATGGACGGTCTTCTCTCCAACCCTCCCCCTGCCTGGAACAAAACGCACGCGGACATTGCAGCGCAAATCCTCGCGGCCTACCGGAAAAACTGGACGCAGGAATAACAACCCCGTTTTTAACACCGTGAGCATACCACGCCGGATAACTGGCATGGTATCTCGAAGTCATGCTTGACTTCCTCGGTGTCACTGAAAACTGGTCAGCCATTGAAAACATCCCGTGGACGCAACGCTGGACATTCAGCGATGAATCCACCTTGGAACCCGTATCTCTGGACGGAGTCACTTTCACCGGGCGCGTCCATCTTGAAGGCAGGGCGGAACCCGTCGAACTCGACATCCAGAAATCCGCAGCAGCGGAAGAAGCCAACGTCCTCATTGTCTCCTGCATAGGACTCCCGGAAGGCCGCCACGCTTACGAAATCTACTCCGTCTCGGAATCCGGCAACCAGAACCGCCTCATCAGCGGCTACATCGGCGTCATCAAATCCATTGACAAACTCGTCGATGAACTCAAAACCTACGCCTCCCGCACCCTCTCCATCCGCCTCCCCGGCCACGTCACCCGGCAAATACGGCTCGAATGGCTCTCCTGTACTCTCGCAGCCGCTTCCGCACAGCAGGCATGGGAATACTACGAACAGGTCAAACAGAAAGCGGAAGACATGGAAGAAACTGCCCGGAAGGCGGAAGAAGCCGTGGAAAAACTCTCCGGTCTCGACGAAAAACTCGGCACCCTTGACCAAGCAGTACAAGACGCCCGTGACGCTGCCGCAGAGGCGGAACAATGGGCCACGGACGCCAGCCGCAAAGGAGACCCTGGACTCACCCCTTACGTCGGCCCTAATGGCAACTGGTGGACTGGGGAAGGGGAACAGGCCGTAGACTCCGGCATCCGGGCCGTTCCTGTGGATGGAATGGACGGAATGGACGGTCAGGACGGAGAAGACGGGAAATCCCCTGTCATCCGCTACTTTGAGGGAACCGTTGCAGGCATCAGCTACAGCGGCAACTATTGGTATGTATGGGGGCTTGACCCGGACACGGGGGAACACGCCTACATATTCACTGGCATCCTTGCGGAAGGTAAAAACGGCACGCCCGGCAGGGATGGACTCGACGCCGACTCCATCACGCGCCTCTACCTGGACTCGGCGGACGATCTCCCGCGTCCCGGCAACCACGGCACCGTCTGCTACATCCCTGCATTAGATCCGGAAACTCACCAGCCCACCGGACAATACACCGTCTACTGCTGGCTGCTCCAACAGGACGGCACGGCAGACTGGCTACCTGTCAATCAGGACTTGCATGACTACTCCCGCTACGCCCTTACGGACATGTCCAACCTGTCCGCCGGGGCGGACGACTACGAAACCCAGTACCCGGACAACTACCTTCCGCGCCTCTCCTACCTCAAAAGGGCTTTGGCTGCTGCCATTCAAAACACGATTACCCAAATTGCCCGCGCCGCTACCACTCAACTACTCGGCATGATCAAGCTCGGCACCGCCACGGTGCAGGATCCGGCTCATGCAGGCATGCTCGGCATCAACCAGGACGGAAACGCCATGACGCCGGAAGCCAAAGAAAACTCTCATGGAACCGTGCGTCTTGGAACATCCGTCAAACAGGACGCTGCTGCCTGCGCCGTAGTCGGCGTCAATGAAACCGGGCAACTCCTCGTGCCGGAAGGAAAAATCAACTCTTATGGAACCGCCAAATACCGCAACAACAAAAACGTTGTCAATGGTGCCTTGGTGGACACCAACGCAAACGGTGCCCTCATTGTACCGCTGGCAGGCTACCGTTCCTATGGAACCGTCTGCTTCGGTACGCAATACGACATCACCATCAACAACGCTCCGCACGTCCTCACCCTCCCCAAATGCAACGGGGAAGCCACCTACAACAAATATGCGGGCAACATGGTTAACGCCATCTGCATCAACCTCGCGCAGCAGGGATGCCTTAAATACAACGGTAGCGGCCCAAATGGCCCCAACACGGGAAACAGTCTCTACCTCTCCCACAACAACTCCCTGACCATCTCTGGCGGCAGCCTTGGCGTCGTCCGCTATCAGGACATCGTCTTCCACGACAGCTACGCCTCCGCAGACAAAGGCGGATCCGTCAAAATAGGCTCCAATCTGGAAATCTCGCAGGAAGGTGTCTTGACCGTCAACATCGGAACAATGGACTCGGAACTCCCCGTCTCCGGCCAGACTGTCAAGCAGCACATCGGCAGTCTCGGTTATGTCACTACCTCCGAACTGGAAGCCAAAAACTACGTTACCAGACCCCAGCACGACGCCGACCTTGCCTCCCGCGTCGAATGCGCCGGAGGCATCAAAAAACTCGCCTACATGAGTGAAGACGAATACGGCAAACTCGCCGTCAAAGACGCCTCCACCCTCTACCTCCTCTATTAACTATTCCTGCCATGAAAGCGGCCCTCGGCACCATCTCGGATAAATACGTCTACTCCGCCTACCTCGGAGAAAGGCCGCTTGCATCCATCTACCAGGGCACCACAAAAATCTGGCCGGACAACGCCCAGCGTGTCACCCGTATGACCCTGGACGTGGCATCCCTGGACGGAACCCTCAACGGCATCTACTGGCAGCTTGCTCTGGACGCCGTGGACACCGGATGCACCGCCTCCAAATTCATCCGCTTCACTTGCGACCGCACCTACAACGTCAACCACACCTACGGCAGCTACCCGCTCGTTTACCACATGGGCAACGGCGAATTCTCCTTCCTCAATGAACAAGGTCCGCTTGCCCGCAACGTTCATGTCGGAGACGCCGTAGCAATCAACCTCGTCATCCCCAGCCGCGACAGCATCTGCACCGGAGGACTCGACAATGTCACCGTCAGCTACGACTACCCTTCCTGCATCCCCGGCACCACGGTGCGCGGTTACTTCAACAAAGGAAGAAAAAAAGTAAGTACAGGAGTGCGCCTCATTGTTGCCAGCCTGCCGTCCAATAAAACACTGCTGGATCGCCACCAGCAGCAAAACGGACATGTCCGCGGAGACCGTGACTGGGAATACGGATCCGTCGGCTACATCCCCGGAGAAACAGGAGTGCGTCTTACCGTCACCCCGCATCAGCCTGTAGGCGGAGCCTGGGGCGGTTACTTCCGTTATCCCGCCTTCCGCGTCACTCTTCATCTCAACATCCTTCGTATAGAAACCACGCCATGACCATTCAAACAACCATCGGAAAAACCTACGCTGTCACTTCGGCGGCGGAATGCACTGTCACCACCCCGGAAGGCATCCTCATTGCTACCTGCCCGGCAGGAGAACAAACGCTCTTCGTTGCCCCGACAACGGAAATTGAAATCAGTGACGATGCCGCCCTTATCACAGAATCTTTTAAAGGTGCCCCTGTCGGATCCGCTGCCGCCGGGGGCCTCAATAACAGGCAGGCTGCCGCCGTTTCGGACATTGTTGAAAACCATCTCAACGACACCATTACCGAGCCGCACACCACCGCTACTGGAACCGACAACGCCAATTTCAAATGGTGCCAGTTTGCTTCCACCCGCGTTCTGCCCGGTACCGTCGTTGCTGTTTCCATGCCGTGCCGCACGACCGCATCTGCCCAAATGACCGCGAACCCGGTTTACCTTTCTGTTTTTCAGCTCAATGCAGGCGGAGAATATGAACATGTGGCAACCAGTGAAAACGCCGTGGTGCAGGCCATCGGCCAGACCAGCCGCTGGACCTTCCGCAAGCTTCAGCTCACAGGCCGCACGACGCGCCTTTGTCCCGTCCCGGACACGGCAACCGAATGGACTGACAAACTTGTACTGGGTGGCCGTGTCACATCCGTTTCCGGAGAGGATAGCAAAATCACGCCCATTTCCGGATCCGGGGCCTACGTCGCGGAAGTCGTCTTGGAATATGCTCACCAAGAACCCAAATATGCAACGGCTCCGGTAGTGGAAAGCCACGTTTCCGATACTGCCGTTCACATTACGGAAGAGGAGCGTACCACTTGGAACAACAAGGCGGACGCCTCCGCCCTGTCCGGCAAGGTCAACACAGCTACCTTTAATTCCCATACCGGAAATAGTACCGTCCATGTGACGGCGGAGGAACGCACTGCCTGGAACGAAAAACAGGATTCCATTGTGGATGAAAATGGAATGGTGACCTTCTTCCGCTGCGCCATCTACGACGAGAGCTACAGCCTGTTTGCTGTACTGACCGGGGAAGCCGTCTGGCAAAACAAATCCAGCGGCACATTTTGCCTGCGCGGTGACGATGCCTACTCGATGGGGGTTACTCTTTCTCTTGGCCGCTCCAATGGAGAGCCTGCCAGACTTGTCAAGCAGAATCAGAAAGACCCCCTTAGCCCTACGGACGTTCCCAACCGCGAGGAAGGCAACACCTGCTGGGTCAAATTCAGGATAGACATGACTGATGCCCAGTATGAAGAGGCTGCATCCGCAGGCACCCTCGATGCAACCACCCTTTATGTAACTTCCGACGGCGGGAAAGTCTATATCGGAACCCACGCACTCAATTAAACAACCAAAACAAATCCATGACTACAAACCACAACCACACCGAAGAAATCGCAAAGGACATGTACAACATGTACCAATCCGCCATATCCCACGCCCCGAAACAAACGGGCTGGGAAGATGAAACGCCCACCGTCAGGCAGGCATGGTATCACGTCGCAGACCAAGCTCTTCCCATCATCGGCAGGCATGCTCTTCAAGACGTGCAGAACTATCTCAAGGACAAGGCAACCTCCTCCTCCGGCTGGAAAAAAGCTCTCTACTGGGCAGCCTCCATCATTGCCGCCGGGTTGGCCGTTCTTGGCATCTCATCCTCCCTTGCTGGATGCGGGCATGACGTCACCATCACGCCTGATCATACGGAAATCTGCAAAGACGGCTCCTGCCTCGTCCTGGACAAAAACGGCCAGAGCATCACCTACCGCCAGAATGCACCGGAACCTCCGGCCTCCGCGGAACAAGCCCCCGTCGTCATCAAACAGGAAAAATAACCCCTGCACATGGATAACATCTCGCGTGCCTCCTACATTGTCGGCTCCATCCTTGCCACCGTTCCGGCCACAACGGAACTCGAAGGCTGGGTATCGGCAGTCGGATCCCTCGGAGGCTTCGGCGTCCTTGTCTACGCCGTCAGTTACACCATCAAACTGCTCAAGCGGAAAGACGACATCATCGACGCCCGCGACCGCCAAATCAGGGAACTCACCATGCAGCTCATCAGCAACTGCAAAAACTGCGACCTCGCCAAAGCGGCCAACAAAGCCCTCATTGACGACGAAAACTAACCCCAACTGTAAAGTTTTTCTTACAAGTTCAACTACCGAGGAATCCTCGACAGTTCTAACAAATTCTAACCAAAACAAGTTATAACATGAACATCGCTTTAGACATCGGACACGCCAACAACACCGGAAGCCGTGGAAACGGCTTGGAGGAACATGCGACCGCCTCCGTTATCGTTGACCACCTTGCCCCCATGCTGCGGGCGCAAGGTCACGACGTCACCGTTATTGACTACCCTTACATGGACAACGGCGACGACCTTGCCGCCACTGTCAGGGCCATCAACGCAGGGAACTATGACATCTCCATCTCCGTACACTGTGATTCCTCGGACTCCCCCTCATCCCGTGGGGCGCATGTCTGCCATCACCGGACTTATCACGACGACGGCACCTGTACCGACTCCGCACAGGGGAAAGCCCTTGCCGAAGCTATTGCCGGGCCGCTCTGCAAACTCCTTCCGGGCCGCGCCGACCATGTACAGGCCCGTCCTGACCGTTCCTGCACCCCTCCGAAAAGCAGTCTCTACGTCCTCCGTAAAACCAACCCTCCCGCCGTCCTTGTAGAATGTGGCTTCATCTCCAACGCCGGAAATGCAGACCTCATGAAGAATAACCCCGCAGCCATCGCCCGCGCTATCGCGTGGGGAGTCAACACCTACACCCAGCGCAAATAACCATGGGACTTGGAGCAGCAGCAATAGCAGGTATCGCCTCCGCAGTCGTCGGGGCGGGCAGTGCAGCCTACGGCATGCACCAGAGCAACAAACAGGCCAAGGCCCAGGCATCCGCAGCGAATGCCATGGCAGATGCCATGGAACAGCAGCCTACCGTACAAACCTCGAAAGTGGCTGAACAGCAGACGCAGGACACGCAGGCATCGGAACAGGCAGTCAACACCGAAGCCCGCCGCCGATACTCCCTTGCCCAAACCGTCAACAAACGCCCCAGCCTCAACAGCGGCATCCTCACCGGGCGTAAAACACTCGGCTAACCCTATGGACTATATCAAAACATCCGAAGCCCTACTAGATGAAATGAACTCCCAGTCCGGCGAATGGAACTGGTTGCGTCGTCACATCATGCCTCGTACCCAGGCCGCTTCTGAAATGGAGGAACGTCCAACTCCATCATCTCGCCGTAAACATTGCACAGTCGCATTCGAATCCGTCCATACTTTTGTAGGAGCCTGCATGATGTACATCATCCCGGCAGGGCAACAGTGGTTCAAACTCAAATCTGGTAAAAAAGGAAAAGGTAAATCCTCGCGTTACGACGACTGGTTCTCCAAGGCATCCGAAATCACACACGAAGAACTGGCAAAATCCAACTTCTACACCGTCATGCATGAATGCCTCCTCGACTGGGCACTTTGCGGAACAGGCTGCGTCTACAGCGACACATTGCCCGACGGCACCCTCAACTTCACCTATGTCCCCACAGGTACCTACGGCGGCTCCGAAGGCCGCAATAAAAAACCTGACACACTCGCGCGTCTATTCAAACTCTCCCCATATCAGGCCGTCAAGCAATTCGGCTACAACAAACTTCCCCAGCGTATACGCGATGCCTACGACGACGACAAACGCCGCTATACGGAAAAACACCAATACCTTCACATCGTCCTCCCTCGCCATACATCCGACTTCGGCCACGACCTTATCAACCCCCTCCGCATGAAATACGCGTCCGTCTATATCGCATGGGACGCAGACAAAGTCATCATTAACGAAAGCGGTTATAACGAATTTCCCTACTTCGTCCCACGCTTTTTGAGATACGGAGAAGGCTTCTTCGGCTATGCCCCTGGAATGAGTGTTAAAGAAGAAATAGAAGCCATTCTCAAGCTCGAAAGAGTCATGGACGTTCTTGGAGAAGTCGCCGCCTTCCCCCGCCTCCTGACCTTAGCCGACCAAATCGGAGAAATAGATATGCGTGCCGGAGGCCGCACCGTCATCAAACCACAGGCCGCCCAGCTTAATCTCCCCCGCGAATGGGGCACATCCGGACGCTACGACATCGGAAAAGACCGCATCCAGGACAAGGAAGAAAAAATTCGGCAGGCATACTTCATTCCCTTCATCCGGGTCATCAGCAACGTAGACCGCCAAATGACCGCTACCGAAGTTGTCGCTCGGCAGGAAGAACAAGTCACCGCCATCACCCCGGCCATGACGCTCTTCATGACCGAATGCAATACCCTTATACACCGTATTTTCTCCATCCTCTTCCGGCAGGGAAAATTCCCTATCGAAGACATGCCCGACGAACTCGTCGTCCGCGACCAGGGCGGAAGTGAAAACTTCGAAATCAAAATCCCTGCTGTCTCCTACAACGGCAAAATCAGCCAGGCAATTGAACGCGCCCAGCGCAACGGAGGCGACTACTACATCCAGAACGCCCTTGCCTACACCCAGGCCACAGGCGACCCATCCATGATTGAAATCGTGGACATGCGGAAATATGGCCGTTTCCTCTATGAAAGCACGGGTGCCCCCACGGACTGCCTCCGCAAAGAAAAAGAACTCGAAGCCCTCGACCAGCAACGCGCCGCCGCTGCCCAGCAACAGGCCCAGCTTGAAGCCATGCAGGGAACCGCCAAAGCAGGCCGTGACATCGCAGTAGCACAAAAATAACAGCCATGACCGAAGAAGAACAATTCGAGCAGGACTACAAAGCCTACGTCGCCTCCCGGCGCGCCCATCTTGCCTCCCACATCACCCCGGAAACAATCGCCTACCTCGAAGCCGAATTCCAAACCAACCTGCCTTGCTACCAGACCAGAAACCCAGCCACCGGGGAACCTGTAGAACCCAACCCCATCATGGCTGCCATCCGCGACGGTCAGCGGGAAGTCATCCTCTGGCTCAAATACGAGCTATCCCAATACGAAAAACAACAACAGAAAACTAACCCATAAACCACCATGCACACCAACCTATTCAATCCATACCGTCCGCTCCTTCGAGAAGAAGCCCCCGAAAACATTACCCCGCCCGGAGAGCAGAACCCGGCCCCCACGCCTGCCGACCCTCCGACCCCGGCTGCTGGGGACGAAAACCCGGCACCCGGAGAAGGGGAAGACGACAACTTCAACCTCGATGCCGATCCTGAACCGGATCCCGCACCCGGCGACGGAACAAATCCGAAGGATCCAGCCAAAGAAGAAAACCCGGACTCCGCCGGAGAATACGCTGTTGAACTCCCGGAAGACTTCCAGGCATCCGACGACTTCCGCAACCTTGTGACCGAACAAGCCAAGGCCGCGGGGCTTGACGGCAAAGCCGCTGGGAAATACGTCTCCGGCGTCATCACTGCTCTTCAAAAAGCCGAACAGGAAGCCCTCGCCCAGTCCACAAAGGCACTCAAGGAAGAATGGGGCACCAACTTCAACGCCAACATGGGAGCCGTCAAACAATTCACGGCCAAGCTCCGCGCCAAATCCGGTCTCACCGCCGAAGACCTCGCCCCGCTGCAAAGCCCCAAAGGCTTCAAACTTTTGCATGCCCTCATGACCGCCACCAGCGAAGACGCCTTCATCGGTAGCAAAACCGCCGCCCCTGGCCGCAGCAACGCAGAAGAAGCCCATGCCATGCTCACCGACCCCAACCACCCGGACTACGCTGCTCTTGACGACCCGGAACACCCCCGGCACATGGAAGCCAACCGCAAATACAACCGCCTCGTCGGCCTCTCCTGACCTCCCAGCAACTAAGCAAATGCCCCTGTTCCGAATCAGGGAACAGTCCCCCAAAAAGCCCTCTCTCGCCCACCGCAGGAGAGGGCTTTTCTTACCTGTAATACATCACTGTCCTCCTTCAGTACATTGTTTCCAAAATGATTTACAATGTACTACTGTTTGTACTGAAGTTTTGGATAAATAAAAATCGCAAGTACTGTATTTCAAGCACTTGCGATTAAAATAAATGGTGGAGGCGACGGGAGTCGAACCCGTGTCCTGAAGGCCATTGATGACGGCATCTCCATGTTCAGACGCATATTGCTGCTTTCGCGGCTGCTTCGCTATGCGTCAACTAGGCAAGCTCGCTAGTTGCCTGTGGAAGTCTCGTGCGTTGCGCGGCAACCCCGCATTGCACCAGCCTGCTGTGTCTTCGTCGTCCCCTCTAGCAGGCGTTGAGGTTCTGACGCGGCTGAACTAATTAGGCAGCCAGAGCAAGGTCGTTAGACTCTGCATTTATTTTTTTAATCGGCTTTTTAGAAGGCCAGCCGATTAACCTTCACATGCAGCCAGCACCGCAGACTTCCAGTCGAAACCATGGCGCCCCCATATGTATTTACCAGTAGAGACAAAAAATCCCGCCGTGACGTTCAGGCAGGAATCATTTTATTTGCTGGCAGTGATGCAAGTGGCACGCCCGTAGGGATTCGAACCCCAAACCTTCTGATCCGTAGTCAGACGCTCTATCCAATTGAGCTACGGGCGCTTTGACTTGCGTCGTGTACCGACGTAAGCGGTGAAGGAAATATAGATTTTTCTTCGGGAAAGTCAAGATGTTTGTAAGATGATTTGAGAAAAAAATTCATTTTTCTCTTTTTGGGAGAATAAATTTTCAGAAAAAGAACCGTTAACTGAGGGGTGGAGAAAAAGGGGAAAGGCGTTGCGCCATGGAATGGCCTGTGGCACACTAAACGGAGAAA